ACGTCGAGCGGGTAGCCGTGCAGTTCCGGGGGCGGCTCGGTGAAGAGGCCGTTCTCGGCCATGATGCCGAAGGTGCGCTGGACCAGCGGCTGCAGCAGGTCGTCGTGCAGGTTCTCCAGCACGGGCCCGAGCATCTGCATCTTCTCCTCGCGGCGGGCGCTGATCTCGAGCTGGCTGCGCGGCTGCACGCCGTCCATGTCGGAGATCATCAGGAAGAGGTCGGCGAAGAAGGCCGACTTGATGAAGCCCTGGGTGCGCGCGACGAGGCGCTCGACCGCGTCGATCGCGCCGGGAGCCGTCTGGTAGAGCGGCCACATCCCCGCTCCCCGCTCCTGGGTGGTGAAGTAGTTGATGGCGCCGGGCAGCACCGATGAGGCCGAGCCGCGCAGGCTGACATGCGCGCCCATCGGCGGGTTCACATGCTTGTCGACCGCGTTGTGCTCGCGCTTCTTCAGGATCTGCAGCGACTTCACGTCGGGCAGCGCGTCGTGGCCGGGCCCCCTGGAATAGGCGTCGTTGCCGATCGGTGCCCAGCGCGGCGTCAGCGCCGGGAACTCAGAATAGCCGCCGCGATGGATGAACTCACCCTCGGCCTGGCCGCCGCCGTCGCGCCAGTAGACCGAGCGGAACCTCTTGCCCGCTTGGTCGAGTCGGCCCTTCTCGAAACCGGTATTGGGCTCGATCATGTGCAGGATCGCGATCTCGGTGTCGGCATCGGCACCGCGCGCACGCTCGGCGATCTCGGCAATGCCGTGCTCCGGCCAGCGCTCCTGGATCTGGCGATACGAATACATGAAGCGGCGCGCCAGCGTGTCGACCCGGCCGCGCCAGTCCAGACCCAGCCAGTACTCACCGGTCGACAGCGTGTAGAGACGGATCACGTCCTCACGGTCGAACTCGACGATCGCGCAGCCGGTGCCGAACTGACCCAGCTCCTCGTAGATCGAGGGCAATGCCGAGTAGAGGTTGCCGGCATTGAACACCATGCGCATGCGCTCGGCGCATTCGTCGAGCCAGACCTTCACCGGTGCGAGCGACGCCACGCGGCGGTCGGGAATCGAGAGGCGGAACCACGGCCGCGCCGGCGAGGTGACCCCCGACATCAGACCGGCCACCAGGGTGCGCAGGGCAAACAATGCCGTAGGATCGAGGATGGCGCCGTTGGCCTGCGCGCCGCGGCCACCCTGGTTGGGCGACGTGAAGAACTGGCCGCGCCGCGGACTGACGAAGCGCGACAGCTCGCGCCAGCCCGGCTCCCATGACTGGCGCTGGCGCTTCAGGACGTTGAGGCGGGCTTCGAGATGTCGACGGAGGGCGGGATCGTGCGCCATCTCAGGCCCCCAGCATCGTCTTGCCGCGCGCGGCGGTGGTGGACGCGGCGTCGGTCAGCCCGAGGCCGCCGGTCGTGATCGTGGAGGCGTAGCCCGCCATCGCGGCCGCACGCTTCTTCTGCGCTTCCCGCGCCTCGCGCACCGACGGATCGGCCATCGACGGGAAGGGTTCGGGCGCCGGCGGCAGGGCCGGCGGCGACATCGGAGGATAAGCGGCCTGTCCGCCACCAAAAATTCCCAAGGGCGTCTCTCCTGTGAGCGAGCCCCTGAGTTACTGATGAACCGGATTTTGAAGATGCAAGCGGAATGTTCGGCGGCAGCGAAATCCATCGCTCACCGAATCACCTCGCCTTACTCTCTCGTGTGGTCGGCCAACTTGGAGGAAGAAGTGCACACTTTCGTGGACCTCATTGATCGCGGAACGGCCCTCATACTTCGCAGTCTTAATGAGACACGCGAGGGACTTATGGAAAGTGCCAAAACGAGCGCGTCCACCGCATTGGTAAAGAATCTACAGATGATTGAGCTCCAGAGGGCGATAGGCTTCTACGTTCGCCCAATTCGAGATCGCATTACCCATCAGGGTGTAGAATTCGGTACCTAGCTCATTCATTGATTTCTCAGGCGCAATCGCCGTAGCATCCTCCCGTCGAGGCGCAGAGGTTGTTCTCGACGAATTCTCCACTAGCCAAGCTAGAGCAGAAGGTTGGACTCCCTACATGGAAAGTAGCGCCAACTGAAAGGCCCGCCGCTCCCTTGAAGACGAGGGGAACCGCGGGCCTCCAGACATCGTGCCGGCCGATCGAACGGTCGCCCAGGATGCCTCCCAATCGCCTCTGCGAGCGATTGGCGGGACCATGACAATGCAGTGACACTGAGTCCAGCGCTTAAGAGTCCGCCAGCGGATCGTAATCGGACTCGATCGACACTGCGCGGAACGCCTCAGGCCCCCCGCCCGCCTCGAATTGCATCTCCTCGGGCAGATCGGCGACTGGATAGGCGAAGGTCAACGCCAGGCCGTCGGCATTGTCGGGCGAGGCCAGGCCGCGCTTCTTCATGTCCTCTTTCTTCTCGAGCCGGATCGCATTGTGCAGGTCGAAGCCGTATTCGCGCCCCGTGAGTTCGGCCATCAGCTCGGTATCGTCGGGAATGGCCCCGGTCTTCAGCCAGGCACGCATCGAGGCCCACATCTCGGCGGCCTTGTTGGCGGTGAGCGGCATGCCGTCGCCCCAGGTGTAGCGGTCAGCGCGGCCGCCGAAATTGACGCCGACCACGAGACGCCCCTGCAGCATCTGGCGCACGCGATCGACCACGCCGGCGCCGATTCCACCCTCGTCGATGAAGACCGCCCCCGCACGATGCCGGATCGCCTGCTCCGCCACCTTGCCTGACAGGACCATGAGATCGCCGACCCGGAGCTTGATCGCGGGAACGCTTCGCGCATCGCGGCCACGGCGAAACCAGATCGTGCTCTGATCGTCGCCGCCGCGCGCGCAATCGACGCCCATCACCAGCGGCTGGCGCAGGTGACTCTCGGCCGGGCGGCGGACCGCCTCTTCCACCGTCTCGCCGTCGATGAACTGCATGGCCCCTCCCCTCGGGAACTCGCCCTTCACGCGAATGCGGAAGAAGTCGCTGTCGTCGCCATAGTCGGCGGCCCAGCGCGCGATCTCGTCCTTGTCGGTCAGCGAGACCTTGCGGCCGTCGACCTGGTGGCGCTGCCAGCGATGCCGGAAGCGGCCGAAGCATTCGCGGAAACGGCCGGTGTTGCGCGTCGGATTACCGGTGGCCAGCCACAGGATCTCGGTGTCGCGATCGGTCAGGGCGCCCTCGATCGTCTCCCAGACCGGATCGGGAATGGCCGAAGCCTCGTCGAAGGCGACGAACAGGCGGCGGCCCTGGTTGTGCAGACCGGCGAAGGCCTCGGTGCTGCGCAGGCTCCACGGCACGGCGTCGACGCGCCACGTCCGCTCATGCGCGGGCTCGACGCTGGCGATGGACGTCGCCGTGATATCGAACCACTCGGCGCAAACGGCCAGCCGCAGCCACTTGGTGAGCTCGGGCCAGGTCTTGGTCTTGAGCTGTGTCGCCGTGTTAGCCGTCACGACCCCGCGCGTATCGCGGAAGGTGGCGAGCGCCCAAACGATGATCCACGCCACCAGCGCCGACTTCCCGACGCCATGCCCCGAAGCGACGGCAATGCGGATCGCGTCGGAGGCGCTTGCGAGAGATCGCCCGATCTCCCGAAGCACCTCGCGCTGCCACGGCTCGGGGCCCGCATCCTTCGCCAGCACCGTCCCCGCCTCGCCCCACGGAAAGGCGAACAGCACGAAGCCCAGTGGGTCGTGCGCGTAGGTCCCGATCTCGACGGCCAGAGGATCGAGGGCGGCTGCCTGCGGGGAACGAGAGGAGTCCGGAACATCGCCCACGACTTCGGGTCCTGATGAACCGGACTCTGTTTTTGCAAGGGTAAAGCCGAGTGCGACCTCAGACCGTTGGCTTGATGTCGATTTCCTCGAGATGTTCCGTCTCGGGCTCGTCGGTCATGTCTGCGATGGCGAGGCCGATGCTCTCCATCGTCTCGTCGACATCGTCGCCTGGCACATCGTACTTGCTCGCCAGCCGATCCAGGACCGCCCGGATTTCCGCCTCCCGTGTGGCTTCCATGTTCCCTCTCCTTCCCGTTGGAGAGTCAATGCCTGGAGGCCTGTGTTTGTTGCGAGACCCCAGGATGTGGCGTCCCAAGAACGTCACGACGGCGGGTGTCGCACAAAAAAGGGGCCCGACTTGTGGGCCCCTTTCTCTTGCCGTGACTGGAAATCACCCCGGCCAGTTCGCACGCATGCGGTCGACCTCGGTCTGGCTCGGGCGGTACGGATCCGCCTTCGGGTCGAAGTTCTTCCAGCCGGCGCCACGGTACTCGGCGCCACGGGCCACGGGATCGATCGGGCTCGAACTGGCGAGGACCGCGTCGATGCGAGCGGCATCGCCGTCCGGCACGCGCGCGCTGACGAGTGTGCCGCCGCGACGCACCGCTTCC